ATGAAAAAAATGACATCACAAGAAGTTCGTCAAATGTTCCTCGACTTCTTCCAATCAAAAGGTCACACAATCGAGCCGTCAGTGAGCTTGGTACCAGTCAACGACCCGACCTTGCTCTGGATTAACTCAGGCGTTGCGACGCTCAAAAAATACTTTGATGGCTCAGTCATTCCAGAAAATCCAAGGATTACAAACGCCCAAAAAGCTATCCGCACAAATGACATCGAAAATGTCGGTAAAACTGCGCGTCACCATACCATGTTTGAAATGCTGGGTAATTTTTCAATCGGGGATTATTTTAGAACAGAAGCGATTGCTTGGGGATTTGAGCTTTTGACAAGCCCTGAGTGGTTTGATTTCCCAGCTGAAAAGCTTTACATGACTTACTATCCTGACGATAAGGACTCTTATAATCGCTGGATTGAGGTTGGTGTTAAACCCGATCATTTGATTCCGATTGAGGATAATTTCTGGGAGATTGGTGCTGGTCCGAGCGGTCCAGATACTGAGATTTTCTTTGACCGTGGGGAAGCTTTTGACCCTGAAAATATCGGCATCAAACTTGTCGCCGAAGACATTGAAAATGACCGTTATATCGAAATATGGAACATTGTACTCAGCCAGTTCAATGCGGATCCGAGCGTGCCGCGCAGCGAGTACAAAGAATTACCACACAAAAATATTGATACGGGCATGGGCTTAGAGCGTATGGTTGCCGTTATTCAAGGAGCGCATACCAATTTTGAAACGGATTTATTTATGCCGATTATCCGCCAGATTGAGCAGTTGTCAGGCAAGACTTATGACCCTTACGGCGATAACATGAGTTTCAAAGTCATTGCTGACCACATCCGCTCGCTGTCATTTGCCATTGGCGATGGGGCACTTCCGGGAAATGAAGGTCGTGGTTACGTCTTGCGCCGCCTGTTACGTCGTGCTGTCATGCACGGTCGTAAACTCGGTATCAATGACACATTCCTTTACAAACTTGTCAAAATCGTCGGTGAGATCATGGCTTCTTACTATCCAGAAGTGCTTGAAAAACGTGATTTCATTGAGAAAATTGTCAAGCGTGAAGAAGAAACATTTGCTCGCACCATTGACGCAGGCAGCAAGATGTTTGATGAAGTTATCGCAAAACTCAAGGCTGATAACAAGACAACCCTTGCTGGCAGCGATATTTTCAAACTTTACGATACCTATGGCTTCCCAGTTGAGCTGACAGAAGAATTGGCAGAAGATGCGGGCTTCTCGATCGACCACGCTGGTTTTGAAGCGGCGATGACAGCGCAACAAGAGCGTGCCCGTGCAGCCGTCGTCAAAGGTGGCTCGATGAACAAGCAATCAGAGGTTCTGACGGCACTCCAAGATAGCTCAGCATTTTCTTACACGGAAAAACACCTGTCGTCAGAGCTCATCGCCATTGTCCAAGATGATAAACGGGTCAAAACGGCCAAAGGTCAAGCGCAAGTCATCTTTGCGCAAACGCCGTTTTATGCGGAAATGGGCGGTCAAGTCGCCGACCACGGTGTGATCAAAGACGCCGCAGGGGATGTTGTCGCAAACGTCACAGATGTGCAGAAAGCACCGAATGGTCAGCCTTTGCACGCTGTCGAAATCCTGACGGAGCTGTTTGAAGGCGAAACTTACACGCTTGCCATTGATGAAAAACGCCGAAACGGTATCATCAAAAATCATACAGCGACACACCTGCTCCATGCAGCTTTGCACAATGTCCTAGGCAACCACGCAACGCAAGCGGGCTCACTCAATGAAGTGGATTTCTTGCGCTTTGACTTCACGCACTTTGCAGCAGTTACAGCTGATGAGCTATCTGAAATCGAGCGCCAAGTTAATGAAGAAATCTGGCATGCGATTGACGTCCTGACTGTTGAGACAGACGTGGCAACGGCAAAAGAAATGGGCGCAATGGCACTCTTTGGCGAAAAATACGGCAAGGTTGTCCGTGTGGTTACGATTGGCGACTATTCTATTGAGCTTTGTGGCGGCACGCACGTGGCAAACACGAGTGAGATTGGCCTGTTTAAGATCGTCAAAGAAGAAGGTATCGGCTCAGGCACACGCCGCATCCTCGCATTGACAGGTCAAAAAGCCTTTGAAGCCTTTAAAGAACAAGAAGACATCCTGAAACACGTGCAAGCTTTGGTCAAATCACCACAAGCAGCGCAGACTGTTGCCAAGGTTGAAAATCTGCAGCTTGAGCTCAAAACTGCGCAAAAAGAAATCGAAAGTCTATCTGCAAAAATGGCATCGGCACAGTCTGACGAAATCTTCAAAAATGTTCAAACAGCAAATGGCACAAGCTTTATCGCAGCGAAAGTGACCGCAAACGACGCGGGTGCCCTTCGCAATCTGGCAGACATCTGGAAACAAAAAAATAGCTCAGATATTCTCGTACTTGCAGCGCAAATTGGCGAAAAAGCCAATCTTTTAGTCGCAAGCAACACGAAAACACGCAAGGCAGGCGATCTAGTCAAAGCCCTCGCACCATTTATCGACGGTCGCGGTGGCGGTAAGCCCGACCTAGCTATGGCAGGTGGCACAAAACCTGCTGGCATAGCAGAGTTGCTGGCACATGTTGGCGAAAATCTTTGAGTATCGCAACTTTTTAACTAAAAAATGCAAGTGACTTTAGTTGCTTGCTTTTTTGGTTTGGGAGAATCTTGTTTATCCGATGAGTTAAAACTAAAACTAACAGATAGTACGGCAAATATCAGTAAATCACGCATTTTAATGCTATAATATATGGTATATATCAGATAAAAGCGAAATAAAGAGGAATGGAAAATGGCTAAGAAAAATTATACAATCGGACTGGATATCGGGACTAACAGAGTCGCACAAACTAAATATTGTTAATTTCAAAAGTTCCAGAAAACGCTGAGTTCATCAGGGTTTACAACAATTTTGTTAATCAATTGTTTTACTAAATCAGCTTGTTTTTCATAGCTGATTTTTCTTATATCCGAAAGATCAGTGAGCATTTTTATCGCCTCATCTTTTTTCAAAGGCTTTTCGGTATGTTTCGTTTCTTTCAGTGTTGCTTGAAGATTAGCAAGTTTAAGATCATATTCGTTTTTCTTTTGACTGTAAATACTAATGTCGATGTTATCGTTTAGATATAGGTCAACTATCTTTTTTAACTTTTCCTCTGTATCTTTTATTTCAGTTTCTGCTCGTGAGACAATCAAGTCATTTTGCGATGGTTCTTCATTTATTTTGAGCTTGTCAAGTTTCAACTTTTCCAGCGTTGTCAGTATTTCGTCTTCAAGATCAAAGAGGTCATAATTCGGGCTCTCGCAGCGTTCTGGATTTAAGATTCTACCAGTTCTTTTTTTATAGGAGCCCTGTTTTCCGACACACTGATATTTCTTATTTTTGTAAGTTTTATCTTTTTTGTCCGTTTTCCCATATTGTATGATAGTCAGCCTTTGCCCGCATTTTCCGCATCTGAGTAAACCAGATAGCATGTATTTCGACTGAAATGGCCGTGTTGAGTTCGTTTTTTTATAGGCTTCATCCTGTCTGATTTTAATCTGTCTTTGAACTTCGTCAAAATCGTCGCTTGAAATAATAGGCTGATGAAGTCCTTTGAAATATTCATCATGATATTTGATGAATCCAGCGTATGTCTTTGTCCTGATTATTGTGTATATTGTTGATAATCTCCAAGGCCTGACTTTACCGACGAATCCGCCGTCATTCAGTCTAATCAGTATCTTTGCCAGTGATAACCCGTCCAGATACATATCAAATATTTCTTTGACAATCGGGCCTGTGACTGGATTTATCCGCAATATTCCATCGTCATAATCATAGCCAAACGGCGTGCGAGACGGGCCAGCACATTTGCCAGCTTTTGCTCGGGCATAAGCACCCATTGCCATACGATCACGAATATTTGCTCGCTCAAACTCAGCAAAACTTGCGAACATATTGAAGTTTAGTTCGCCAGATGCCGTCGATAAGTCAATGTTTTCGCTCATTGAAACGAATGAAATATCATTTGATTTAAAAACATCCTTGATGAGATACAGTGCATTTTGAAGATTTCGGGAAAGCCTGTCTAATTTATAGACAATCACAGCTTCAAATCTATGCTTTTTAGCGTCAGAAATGAGTTGCTGCATGTTTGGCCTGTCAAGTTTTGCGCCAGAAAAACCAGCGTCCACATATTCGTGATATATCGTGTAGTCGTGGATTTCGCAGTATTTTTTCAGCTTGTCAATCTGTTCGCCGATGGAGTAGCCGTGCTCAGCCTGCTCCATTGTCGAAACTCTGCAATAAATCGCTACTTTTTTCATGTTTTAGATCTCCTTTTGTGATAAAATAGTATAGTAAAAACACTAGCGATAGTGTATTACGTGGATAGCGTTGCTCAGACACTTTGGCGAGGGAATGAGTAACGCTTTTTTTGCATTCAAAGTTGTTAAATAAATGTTTTTTATGTCATAATTTTTTATCCTAAATACCTGAAAACCCGAAAACAATCGGTAATCGGGTTTTGCTGGTACTGTAACGCACCTTTTGAATAGATTACCCTAATTATATGTTTGGATTTTACTTTTGTCAATAAATATTTTATATTTTTATTTTGCATTTCTATTGATTTTTCACGTTGTTATGGTAAAATAAAGTCATAAAGATAACTTGTGAAGGATTATCGCTGGGTCCCATAATGGGGTAGGCACTTCGGTGCTGAGCATTCCTATGTGCCTGGGGTTATTTTTTTTATTTCGATTTTTTCAAGCTTTCAACAAAATTGTTGGGAGCTTTTTCTATTTCAGACACGATAAAATCAATAAATTGTTGAGAGTAAGTAAAATGATGTTGTTTTCCAATAACGTGCTCATAAGCATACTTTTCATTAAATTTAATATGATAGAAATCAATAACAAGACTCAAAACGTATGTATTGAACCCTTTTTCATAACCTAATTTAATTTGTCTTTTCTTCAATCGCTCTTGAACGGAAATAACTACACTTTCATAAGAATATTTATGCGTATCAACAAGCTTTTCGTTTAAATTTTCCATAGTTTTCCTTTCTATTTTTAACGGAATCCGCCATACCGCCCAACAACCTTACCAATAATCCTGAAATCACGATCTGGCGTGATGGCAATATCATCATACTTGGCGTTCAGACTGTGCAGGGAGCCGCTCATACCGTCTAGTCGCAGCTCTTTCACATAGGCGCCACCATCAAGCTCAAACACGCCTATATCGCCGTCAGAGAGCTCGTATGTCTGCTCTACAAAGATGTAGTCGCCGTCATGATAGTCAGGCTCCATTGAGTCGCCATAGACAGGCACGACAAAGTCGGCGTCATAGCTGACAGGCAAGCTGACAGTTTCCCTGTGCGTCTCGCCTAGATACTGGCCTGTGCCCGCAGACACCGCTTGGTCGTAGTAGGTGTAATCATAGCTGGGTGCGTCCTCGTGTATGCTGGTGTCTTGTTCTGACGATTGTTCGGATAGTTCTTTTTTGGCGAATGTCAGCACTTTTTCTTGGCGGGGTTCGTGAAGTTTTGATGAAGTTGCGGAAATTTGTGCAATGATAGAATCAGAAGTAGCAGTTACATCGTACATAATTTCTTCCGCAGGAATGCCGAAAATTTGTTCTAATTTTACCATTTCAAACATTTTTGGCGAACGTTCACCTTTTTCCCAACGAGAAATAGTTGATTTTGTTCGTCCAATTTTATTGGCTAATTCTTCCATTGTTAGCCCTTTTTCTTTACGCAGCTGTTTTAGTTTTGTCGCAAATATTATATTACTCATTTTGTCTCCTTAAAATCATTATAACGCTAAAGTTGCAAAAAGTAAATAAAAAAAGTTGTAAAAAGTAAACTTTTAGTGTTGACAAGTTACAACAAACATGATATAATAGATTTATCAAGTAAGGAAAGGAAGCTTGAAATGGACTTCATTCAAAAAGTCGCTGAGCTTATCATTCAAATACTTACAATCGCCACAATGATTAAAGTATTGAAAAAAGATGATAAGAACAACGACTAACAATTAGCCAAAGCAGGGCATAAGCCCTAGGCTTTGGTGTACGTCCATTTTAACATAGAGATGAAAAAAAACAAAATTCAATTGGCATTTTTAATTGCAGTGCTGGTAGCTCAGATTATTGCGCTTATTGCGGGATTTTTGATTGATTATCCGGAAATTATTGACTCAATCATTCAAATTCTCGTTCTGGTATCTGCGCTATGGGTAATCAGTAGTAAATAATTCAGTTCGCTGTTTTATTTACTTTAAAAGTTGACAAATTACAACTAACGTGCTGTAATTTAGAGAGGAGGAAATATGAAGACAAATAAAGAATTTGATGATTTACTAGAAACTTCTGGTATGAAACTATCTGTTATCGCTAAAAGAATTGGAGTGGAGCCAAATAGCTTATATCGCTGGCGACAACGTCCTGAGATTCTCAATAGCGAAACCATCATGAAAATCAGTGCAGCGACAGGTATTGACGAGAAAACAATCTCAAGCCTGTCGCTAAACATTGCGAGAAAAGTTTACAAGCTGCAACACGCAAGCTAGAAAGGTGTAGGCATGGATGAAGTTAATCTTAAAGTTAATATCAAAAATCTTGATGGATTAAAAAAACTGCTCACAAGAGTAGAAGAACTCAGTGAACAGCTTAAAAATGCAGTTGATGAATTGGAAAAAATTGAATTAGAAGTCGAAATCTAAAGTTAAATCAATTTCTTCCGAACAATTTGAACAATAGCTTTTGCCAGTTGGAACTTTGACTTTATGTTTGCAATGAGGACATTCAACATCGTATAGTCGTTCATTAAGCTCATTTTTGGCTTTATTAGTTACTTGTTTCATAATATCATCAGTAAATTTACTCAAAATGCTTGCCTCCTTTCGTTGTGATAGGACTATTATATCAAATGAACACACAAGCTAGAAAGGACACTAATTGGCATATAAAGTAACTCACATACTAGCTGACGGAACAGTCGTAGATGATATGACTAATCATGTCATACCACACACTGACGCTACTAGAGGATTCTACAAGCTAGTGAGCTCGATTAGAAATGAGCAACAGAAAAAGCAACAGACACATACTTTGGCGAGTTCGTCTGTTGCTTCAAAATTGGTATAGTCGTAAAAAAACTATACTCTATTATAACACAGAAGGAAAAATGATGAAAGAATACATTATCACAAAAACAGATTTAGAGTGGCAAAACTGGCAGCTAAAAACTGAAAACGAACGGCTCAAGGCTGAAAACAGCCGACTCAACTCAGAGAACGTCTGGGCACGCAAAAACGTCGATGTCGTGATTGACGTCAACAACAAGCTCAAGACCGAGATTGAATCGCTGAAAAAACAGCTAAACGGCGAGAATGTCCCGCTAGCGATCTATCCGAACGTCTTTACCAAGTCGAAAGCTTGGAAAGCAGATACTAGTCATGATGATGATCGCATGACGTATGATGAAGCAGCAGCTTACTTAGAAATGGAGCTAGACGCATGAATGAAGAAGCATATCAACGTGAGATGAGCGAGATTGAAGATTTCGAGAAAGAAGATGAAAAGAAACGTGACTATATTGATGAACATCACCGTGATACAGTGAACGCGATTAAAGAAGAAATAAAAAGCCTGATTTTCATTAACTATTTTGATGAAGCTCGTGAAAAGATTGACGATTTAGGAGCTTTCTTAAATTCTGCTAGCTACGACTACGACGAAGCAATAGAGATTATCAAAAAATATCAATGAGGTGGAAAAAATGACAAATCAAGTAGCAAACACAAACCAGACACAATCTGGCGCAGTATCTTTTGAAGTAAATGGCGAAACAATCAAATTAAGCCCACAAATTGTGCGCCAATATGTCGCCAAAAATCAGAACGTGACAGATGATGAAGTCATGTATTTCATGGCTTTGGCTAAAGCTCAAAAGTTAAACCCATTCACAAATGATGTGTACCTCGTCAAGTACAATAATGCGCCAGCGCAAACAATTGTGAGTAAAAAAGCTTTCATGGAAAAAGCTGAGGCTAACGAACATTACAAGGGCTTTGAGGCTGGTATCGTTGTCATGCGTGATGGTCAGTTAGTCGAGCAAAAAGGATCGCTCAGTTTGCCGACTGACGAGCTGATTGGTGGTTGGGCTAGGATTTACAGAGATGATCGAGATGTGCCAGTTGAGAGCGTGGTATCGCTCAAAGAGTACAGCAAGGGTCAAAGTACATGGAAAACAATGCCAGCGACTATGATTCGCAAGGTGGCACTTGTAAATGCCATTCGTGAGGCTTTTCCTAGTCTTGGAAATCTCTATGATAAAGATGAGCTGCCAGAACAAAGAAAAGAAGTAAATGGCGTATTTGAGCCAACTCCTGATGAAATCAATAACTTCGACAAGCAGGCTTATGTTGAGCAAAGAAAAGCTGATTTTGAAAAGAAAAGAGCTGAATTATCACAGCCCAAAGCTGACGCTGAAACAGGAGAAATCCTTGAACCAGTTGCAGAGATGACAGGAGGACTTGAATTTTGATTACAGATTTAAATGTCACATTAACGCCTGCGATCATCAGCATTGGCGATCGTGATAAGTTTGAAAAAACAATCAACGAAATCGTAAGCAACTATAAGGGATATACGCCTTCGATAGATAATCTAAAGGCAGACAAAGCGACACGAGCGACTATAAACAAACTGATCAAATCAATAGATGATCGCAGAAAAGATATAAAAAAAGACTACGAGCAGCCACTTGACGAGTTTCAGGACTGGCTAAAAAAAGCAGTAGAATCACTTGTCAATGTCAAGCTGACGATTGACGTTGGTATCAAAGAAATAGAGGCAAACGAACGTGCCCTGCGTGCAGATAGTGCACGAGTTGTTTTAGAAAATATGGCTATTGATGCGGGATTCCAAAAAGATAGCCTAGCCGTCAAAGATGAGATGCTTGTCAAAGCGAACTTCACAGACGACTACAAGCCGAAGAAGTCACTAATAGATGAGCTTGACTATATGGTTCAAAATGCTGTTGAGGCACGCAATGCGCGTGATAAAAATTTATCAAGTATCGCAACGATGGCGGAAATGAATGGTCTCTCAACAGAACCATACGTTAGAGCGCTAAATAGCGGATCTGATATCGCCGAAATCTTGCAAGCAATGAACGCAGACGCTCATGCGCAAAAAGAGCGAGAAGAACGATTAGCGCAGCAACAAAAAGAGTTTGAGACAAAGAAACTAGAAGAAAGTTTCAACCCTGCTGAGAAAGCCACAGAATCGCCTGTAAGGCCTGTTGCTGAAAAGGTGGTAAATAATCCATATCCTGCTATGCTGAGTATCACAGTAGATATTGAGAGCTTTGAGCGTAAAGAACAGTTTAAACAATGGATGACAGAAAATAACTACACTTGGCAAGTCAAAGATTTCAAGAGTAAGTAAATGAACGAGCTGGGCAATCTCGTTAAACTGCTATCGGAAACTAGGCGAATATGTCGAGTGTTTCTACTTAGTCTAATACGCAGTTCAACTCACAAATATGAACGCCGACGGGGGAAGTGCCCGATATAGGTATTTAAAAAGAAAAATAGAAAGGATAAATTAATTGGCACAATTTAGAATGATTGGCAAAACAGTGATTCAGACACAGAAATTTCTGAGACTGCCGCTTGAAACACAAGCAGTGTATTTTCACTTAATGCTTAATGCTGATGATGAAGGTGTAGTTGAAGCTTTCCCTGTAATCAGAATGATTGGCGCAAGAGAGGATAGTTTAGATGAATTAGCTGATAAAAAATTCATCAATCTTCTCAATGATGAATTAGTTTATTTCATCGTTGACTTTGGCGAACAAAATACAATCAGACGAGATCGTATAAAACCAAGTAGATATAGAGATTTAATCTCTATGCCGCAGGATTTAATCTCTATGCCGCAGGATTTAATCTCTATGCCAAATTTGTCCGCACAGAGTAGAGTAGATAAGAGTAGAGTAGATAAGAGTAGAGTAGATAAGAGTAGAGTAGAACATTCTAATCAAAAAATCGAGCGCCCGAGTTTAGACCAAATCGAATCTGTCTCAGAAACAGAAACCCTGCGAAAAGCAGAAATCAAGCAGAAATTCATAGCATATTCAGAGCTATACCCCAAGAAAACAAAGAAACGTGAAGCTTACGAAGCGTTTAAGCAACTGACAGACGATGAGATCAAACGGCTAATGACAGGCACTCAGAATCTAGCGACAGAGCTAAAATACGACAAGCAAGACTTTAAATTTTTGAAAAATCAGGCAACGTTTATCACAGACGAGGCGTATTTAGACTACCAAACTGCCAAAACAACGGCACCAGTTGGCAGTAAAACGCCAGAGTGGTCAGAGCCTGATTACAAAAACGAGACCAGCGCAGAAGAGCTTGCTCAGCTTGAGAAAATCAGGCTTGATGCGCTTGCGAAGATTAGTGAGGTGAAGACATGACATCACTAAAATACAAAGACCCACAGCAGATTTTCTGGGAAAACGTCGAGCGATACTCAGCAGAGTACAACATCAGCGTGAAAAAAGCACTGATGGACATCTCAAGCAGTCGCACCACTGTGAACAGACGCTATAATAACTACATCAATAAGACATTTCCAGAAAGCTTGCCGATGGTCATGCGGGATCTAATCAAGTATTTTAACCTGCAATATATCGACCTATTCGAAGACTGGAGCGACTGATGAAAGTCAGCTTTAGCCTGTCAAACACGAAAAAACGGAAAGAGATGATCAGCAGCAATGACCGCCTGCACTATGCCGTGAAAGCCAAGCTGACAGCTCAGTTAAGAGCGCAGGCACGCTTGAAAACGCTAGGCAGTGTCAATGTGCCCTACTCGCCTAAAAAGCCGTGTAGGGTGCTAATAACGGTCTACAGTCCGACACGCAGAAAACTAGACCCGCCAAACCTCTATCCGACAGTCAAAGCGCTAATCGATGGCATGACCGACGCAGGCGTCTGGACGGACGATAATCACGAGGTGATAAAGTCCATGACATTCACGTATGGCGGATTGAGCGGTGACGAGAAGTATCGGATTGAGATTGAAGTGGAAGGAGAAAGAAAATGACTGAACAAAAATATGACAAAGAAGGTCTCTGCCCTGCGTGCGGGTCTATAGATCTATCAGATAGCCACCCGCAGTACGATAGGAATATATGCTGGTTTGAAACGACTTGCCTAGATTGCAATACAAAATTTGACGCAAAATATTTTATGATATTCACGGACAACGAGATTTTAAAAGGAGAAAGAAAATGAACATGGAAAAATTTAAAAGTTTAATTCCTAAAATGAACAGAGAAGAGAAAGAAGAAAAGGTAAAACGAAAATACGTCTCTAAGCACTATGCCGAAACAATCGAAGTCATGAAAGCACAAGCCATGCAGTATATCGAGACAGGTTACATTATACAAGCTGCAGAAGTACTCGAAGACTGGAAATACCTGACGGAGCTACGCCATGACGAATACGATGAATCAATGCCGATTATGGAGAGGTATATCGAAGGTGAAAACTATGACTAATGACAAATTCACAGCGTACATTTGCAAAAATGCACGTAATACATACAGGAATATAAAAAGCGTAGAATCAGGCGGAAAACGCTACACGATGAAAAATAACGGCTATGTCTGGGATACATTCTCACGAAAATGGACACCGTTTTACAAAATTTTGTTCGACATGGATTAAAGCTTAAAAACGTGATAGTTAGACTGGAAGGAGACACACACGATGTTTACAATAACACCCGAGCAGGCCAAGGCGATTAGACGCAAGCAGGCAGATAATGAGTTAAACAAAGAGCAGGTCGCGCGTGAGATTGGCATTACTCACATCACATACAAGAAAGTCATTACAGGCGGTTTAAAAGTTAGAAAGTCGGTTTACGTGAAGGTTATGGAGTGGTTTTCCAAAGACTACTGACCAATCTTCAAATTTTGGCGAAAAAGGGAGGAATATGACACCGAAACAAAGGAAATTTGCGGATAACTATATCAAGACAGGGAATGCGACACAGTCGGCTATTGACGCAGGATATAGCAAGAAAACGGCTAACCAGATAGGCAATGAAAACTTGTTAAAACCTGTCATCAGGCAATATATAGATTCCCACCTTGAACAGCTATCAAAAAACACAATCGCAGACGCCGAAATGGCGCTTGCGGTTTTGTCGTCTATTCTGACTGGCAAAGAACTGGAGCAGGTCGTCACGCAGTCTGGTGAAGTTGTAGAGGTGCCACCGAACAACGTTCAGAAAACTCGTGCGGCTGCTGAGATACTGAAACGCTATCCTGTAGCACAAGAAATCAAGCTTGACGGCGGTATTAAGATAGTCTTCGAAGATGAGGACGAGGACGATAGCGATGAATGAAGTCAGACTGAAATTCGCCAGCAAAAAGCACAGCAAGCTGATGAAAGATAAGTCTGACGTCATCTTTGCCAGTGGCTCACGGCGATCTGGTAAGTCTATCATACTGGCGCAGAAGATCATCGTGACTATGCTGATGAATCGCATGATAAACTGTGTCGTCATCAGGTCAAGCTTTAACCAGCACAAGGATAGCACCTATGCGACACTGGCACGAGTCATCAAGCAAATGAAGCTACAAAGCATTTTCACGGTCAAGAAAACACCGCTTGAGATAGAAGTCAGAGCGACTGGCCAGAAAATAGTATTTCGTGGGACTGATGATCCTGAGAGTGTCAAAGGACTTGATTTCTCAAATGGCGGGCTACATCTTATCTGGTTCGATGAAATCACGAGCATTGACAGGAACGCCTATGAGACGATTACAGGGTCGTTCTCAGGGACTGCTGAGTATGAGGCGAACAATCAGACACTCATCTCAACCAACCCAGCAGGCACGTCATCGTGGGTCAAGGAGTATTTCATTGACAAAAATCTATATGGCGCTAGCGTTTATAGCTTCACGATTTTTGATAATAAATTTCTGTCAAAAAAAGACATTGACCATTTTCTAAAACTCAAAGACATTGACTTTGCCCGCTATCGACGTGAGGCACTTGGCGAGTGGGTATATAGTCAAGGGCTCGTCTACAAGTGGAAAACATTCACAGGCTTACCACGGGGCATTCCTGAGGTGTGGGGGCTTGACTGGGGGAATGCTGGTGGGAGTGGTGACCCGACGGCTATCGTGCGTGTGTTTGTGGATACACAGGCAATGGTACTGTACGTCATGCAGGTAGGTTATTCTAACAGCCTGCCGCTTAATAGCATTGCCCAAATGTTGCCACGAGGTCGAGATGTCAAGATATTTGCAGATACCAACAACGGTATCGCAAACGCTGAGCTGATGCGAAAGGGTTACAATATTAGGCCAATGAAAAAAGAGGTCTCAAAGGGTAAAGTCATCGACGGCGTGAGGCTTTTGCAAACATTTGACATCTACATAGACGAGAATAGTCGTGATCTGCTTTCTGAGATAGGGCAGTATCTCTATGATGATGACGGCAATATCACGACGAATAACAAGACGCCTGACCATTTGCTTGACGCCATGCGCTACGCAGTGAGAGGGTACTGGATAACAGGGAGCAGAGGAAAATAATGGCAGATATAGAGTTTACAGAGGAGTCCATGGGACGGGCACCCGCAAGCTCACCTATCGCAAATGACACGCAGACGGGTGAGATTGCAGTTGCTGAGGCAGGAGAAGGCAGACGTGTGCCATTCATGGACAGCAAGGCTGAAATGCAACGTCAGATACAACACGACATCACGCAGCGCAAGAAAAACAAGATACAAAACGGCTACAAGCCACACAACTTTATCGTGACTGATGACCTTGCAGACTTCATGAAACATCGGCAGGAGCTGACCAGTCACAAAAGTTTCGGCATTGAAAAAGGTGGTGCCTATGTGCCGTTTGATGAGATAGCAGTTGATTTTTTTAGCTCTAACATCAAATGGTCTAATCCGTCAAATCTGACGTATAAGATACTGTCACGGACGCTTGCCATGGGCTACTGTCTCGTCTATGCTAATGCTGATGTGACTGTGGAGACAAGTTTTGAACCGATATTTGACACAGCAGGTAACGTCATCGCCGTCATCAACGATAAAAACGAGGTACTGGCTAACGGTATCAGATATGTCTATCAAGCGAATAAAGGCTATATCGGCACGCCTGAGACGTTTAGCATTGACTGGTACCAGTTAGTCAAGCTAGACGATATGAAGCCTATCTATGCGGACGCAATCAATCTCATCAACGCTTATACAGATAGTCTGAATGACAATAGCGACAGCCTGCGGGCATTTGCTGAGAGCATTCTCACAATCACGGGTATCGATAGCACGCAGGGTATCACGCCTGAGCAGTTGCAGGCCATCGGTGAAGAAGCCATCAATGTGCTAGCGTTTGAGGCACAAATGGGTGGCGACGGCACGTTCGGTGCAACGCCAAAAGCAGACTTCATCGCACCACCGCTGAACACGGAAGCACGGGAAAAGTGGTCAAGCCGTGTGCGCAATGAGATCTACACGACACTCTCTCTGCCTGACTTCGAGCAAATTGCAGGCAATGTCTCAACAGACACCATCAGAATCTATCTCTATCGAACGATTCAGCGTGCTAAGAATATCGCTGATAGCGTGATTGAAGTGTTTAAGGTCATTTTAAATGACGCTAATCTGACCTATGAGATTGACACGCCGTCAAGTCCTAACGACAACATGAAGGCGCTTGACGGGATTACTTACCTGTCTGACGAGACGAAACTGCGTCTAGCGTTTCCTGAGTGGTCTGACAAGCAGGTATCTGACGAGCTGGGACGTTTGCAGGCGACTAAAATGACTAGCGGAGATGCGGCAAGCATGGTCAGCAACCTTATCGGAGGCGTAAACGATGGCAATGGACGAGACGACTAAGAAACAACTGGCATTGCTCGCGGTCGCTTTGACCTTTAACGATAACCTCGATACTAAGCTAGTTACTCTGATGGCTCTGCTTGCCTTCTACGGGCAGGAAAGTAAATCCGACAAAACTATCCGCAACTCACTCAAAACACTCACAGGAGCTAAATCAGACAGTCCTAGCGACGTGTCTGACGGAATCGTCAACTATATCGTGCCACCAAACAAGTGGTACCCGTTTGAAAAGCGCGACGCCTTTGCCATGAAAATGAAGTCTGCGCTTGCGACTGGTGAAATCGTGACAGATACCAGTCAGGCGACTAAGATAGCCAAGCAAATGAGCTCATCAGTCAAGCTGTTTAATCGTATGAACGTCTTTGCAACGGCAAATGCAGACGTGCTGCGTGAGGCTGAAAACGGTGACTACTACGAGGACGTCGAGCAAGAAGACAGAAAAGGACTAGTCATCTGGCGGGCAAGAGGTCAAGCAGACGCTGAGTGTGCCAAGTACAACCGCAAAATCATGACAGTCGATGAGTTCAAGTCCATCTATCCTGTCCACTACAACTGCTACTGTACGGCTGAGCTTGTGCCACCTACGATGAGCGATGAGCGGATAAAAAAGTATCGGTTTAAGGATAATCGTGCTGAGAGTGAGAAGCAGCCGAACACGGTTGAAAGCTTGCAGGAAAAAGGCGATAGAGAGCAGTATGAACGGTGGCAAAATGAAGGTGTCACACTACCGAGCTTTGAACACTTCCAAAATCTCAAACACGAGCCAAATAACCAAGCTTTTGAGCGATTAAGTCAAGAATTCAAGCAAAAGAAATGGTATAATAATACTATCGGTTATGAGGATTTGAGTGATGAGCTTAAGAAAAAAGTGAACATCAATCCTGATATGAATAATCGTCATATTGTTGGTACGCAGCAATGGAAAGATAAGGTTGTCAATTATCAAAAAGACTTGATAGAAGAAGGCTATGATGGGAAAGCATTACCAAGTAAGCTGATGATAAGCAACGAGCAATCACAAAAAATTGTAGAACAAATGCGATTACCTAAAGGATTCAATAGTTCAATGCCTGTAATCTTTAAAGCTGATGATTATATTGCGATATTTATAGACCCTGAAACTGGAGAAGAAATTAAAACAAAATTTGTGAGGGTGTCATTTAGAAAGACAGGTAGTCATTTGACTCCACTTGACCCTAGAGAGGAATAAATAATAATGGACGTGAAAAAACTCAAACCGTTTAGACGGAAAACTATCAAGGTTGTAACTAATAAAAACAAAATATTTGTAGGTAGATTTATTGACTATGAAGATAGTGAAGACGTTGACGTACATACGATTCTACTGGAAAATGAAGATTTATGGTTCAATCAGTTAAAACCAATACCAGTACCAGATATTCAATCAATAGAGGAGATAAAATAATGGCAAAAGATGATTATCACGTTATCGTGTACCAGATTTTAAAGTACCTCTATGAAAGTCTAAAAAATGGTACGGAGATTGATTTTAGACTGCTTGAGGCTGGAAACTTTGGTATTTATCAAAAATATTGGTTATTTATCATGAAGAGTATGAAGGAGCAGGGCTTTGTATCTGGTGTGAGAATTATTGGCACGCAAGGAAGACTAGATATTAAGAGAATAGAGATAACGCCGTCAGGGATTGATTATCTGCTAGATGATAATCTGATGAGTAAGGCTGAGAAGGCATATAATAACGTTAAAGATTTTATTCCGTTATTACCAGGATTATAAGGAGAAATAAATGACTGAAAAAAATCCAAATACAGAAGATAAGAGAAAACCAGAAGAAAACACGCCTGTGACCTTCACGCAAGATGAAGTTGACGCTATGGTGTCGAAATCTGTGACTAAGGCGACGTCTGAGCTGACTGAGAAAATCAAGCAAATGCAAGAGGCGAGCATGACAGAGCAGGAGCTTGCAAAACAACGCCAAGCAGAAGAATCAGCTAAGCAACAGGCCTATGTGGCACAGCTTGAACGTGAGACTCGTGTGAACTTTGCGCAGACACTGCTTGCGACAAATGGCTTGCCAAGTGATCAGCAGTTTGCGGAAATCTATGCTGGCTTTGATAAAGAAAATATCAAGTTACAGATTGAAGCGCAGGCAAAACTCATCGCTGATGCCAAGAAAGCGGAGATTGATAAACTGGCACAAGGAAACGCACCACGTCCGAATCCGTTACCAAGCAACACGGAAACAAAGACGAAAGATTGGGTCAATAAACGTGATGTGCTTGCTGCGGCGGGTATCATCTAGTGAGGAAGTCCGAAAGGGCTTTTTTTGCGTCATTTTTCAGTACTGATAAAAAAAGCATTGACTCATAAAAGAAATTTGTGTTATAATACAAATAAGCAATCGGCTTGCAAACTACCAAAGAAAGCGAGATGTCAGACATCAGCGCACGGCGATGGGTGCAGGGGTAGTGGTATGAATGGGGCAGAGGTTTAGCGTTTTGAAAACGACAGACTGACGTCACTCAGCTTACTGCGTGCTGTCACTATTGACTAAAACTGAATAATCCTAATCGGCTAGAGGGCGATGGGTGTACGGCTAGTTCTGGAATGGGTAGAATACTAAACCAGAGCGTGTCTTTGTCTCATATGACAAGATAATGCTTTGCAAACTACCAAGATGTTAGCGGATAATGTACCTTTACGGGTAGAATACTGTAAAGCGTATGGAACAAGATGAGCGATATTGTCGCATGTCTTTTCCATACGCTTTTTTCGTGTTTTGAGGTCAGTTTCACATATTTTTTATAAGGAGGCCATTATGGCATATCAAATTTTAGGGGAAACGGAGCTTGTCCAAAACGGCGACAATAGCTACTCGTTTGAACTCGACGGTAACTCAGGTTATGACTCTCGTGCGATTTTGTTTGGGACAAGTCTTGAACCACAAAATCAATCAGGTCTGATCCCGCTCAAAGGCAAAGGCGACATTTCAGCATTTTCAGTCTTGTCAAACCAATACATCGGACTGACGAAATCTGACGAAATCACAGGATTGCTCGACTTGCATGGCTATGCGACTCGTGAATACACTGACGGCTTGTCATACGCTCTGACGGGCGGATTAGTCCTTTCTGACGCTGGTAAATATCGTAAAGCCATCAACAAGAAGTTTGACGAGCAAGCGATTTTCGGTATTGACGAAGACAAAACGTACAACGTACAAGGGACAGTACGTGAGCCAAACTCTGTATTTGCTAAGGCAACTAAGGGATTTGGCACTGGCTCGACTGATACACTGACTGGTCAGACTAAAATCATGTACGACATCATGGAAGCAGTTGACTTAATCACTGAATACGGTGGGTCACCAGTTGTAATGCTGCAATCACTGCCAATGTACGAGCTCAATAACTTCACAGCGGTAATCCCTGGTACGGTATGGCAACATACTCAGACGGACGCAACGTTTGTGACAATGCCTGGTATGCGCCAACGTGCGAAATTGTCAGGATTTGACTTCTCTAAGGGTAATCAACCATGGATCGTATTTGACCGCAGCTTGCTGTTTTATGCCAAAGTCGGTGAAGTTCGTCTTGAACTTTCAAACTCTGCGTATGATCCATTTGAATCATTCACAGGAAACACTGGTAAAGGCGACATCTCGAATCCTGGTAAGTCAACTGGTATCTCATACTGGACGAATGATAAAATCGGCAAACGTGCGATTGCTTATCTCGACTATGCTTATGTCGGTGGCGAAAACTCAGCGTTTACGAACATTCCCAGCGACACCCCTGAGTGAACCAGGGGGAGATGATGGCGATGACGACGATGATGAAGTAACGTCAGACAATGACACATCGAGCGTCTATGACAAAGCAGTATATGACGCTGCTGACTATGAATGAGAGGTAGAAAATGGTAATCAAATCAACAAAGCTTGATATTACAACAGTTCTGCCAAACGACACAGCCTTTTTCTTCCGCATTTACTCAATGCGCAAGGACATGGCGGCATATCGTTTGGAGCAGGTAACTGACTTTAGTTATAGCTATGAACGTGGGACTGACTCGACGACAACACGGACAACTCGTGGTGTGCGTAATGTCACGACACGAAATGGCGATGACAGTAAACAATTGACGTTCACAACAGTAGAGAGTATCTCTGTTGAGGCGCATGAATTGCTACGCTGGGCATACCAAAACGGCGAGCTTATCGAAATCTGGGAAGTAACGCCAACCATCACGGCTGACGGTGCAACAGTGCTCGATAACACAGGTAAAGCTGTACCTAAAGGCTGGATGCCTGATCGCTACTGGGTGGGAACGGTAAACGCTGACGACTACTCAAACAACGCAGGCGATGCAACACGTACGCATGAGTGGACGATTGACCTTGAAAACGAGCACGACCAGTCATGGATTCAACCAATCGAGTGGATCTTTGGTGATGATCAGACTTATCCAAATGCGTCACTCAAGAAATACACGGCGACGGATAATCCGACTAGCACTGTTCGTGACACGCAAGTGGACGAACCTCAACCATCATCAGAAGCAAGTCAAAAGGTAGGTGCACAGCCTGCGACACCCTCCTGAGGAGGTTGAACCTCCTGTTTCGAACACGCCAACATATACGTATAGCTTAGCTGCGCAACGTGGTCAGAAATACTATATCGACGGCGCTTTGGCGCTTGATAAATCAGCAGACTGGAATGGCAGCTCTGCTTCTATGTTTAGCTATACGATGAACGTTACTAGTGATAGTAATGGCGGTGCAATCGGTAATATCGTAGTAAACTTTATCGTTTCAAAATCGTCAAGCATTGACGCTAGTGGTGCTGTTAAGACGACGTTGAACTATGTTACTTTGCAAAATGTTAGCTGGACTAAAACAGGGACTGAGACATCTAATAGTGTTGGCACTGTTACAATCAAGATTGGCGACTATATCTACAGTCATGCGATGACCTACTCAGCCGATAACTGGACGGATGAGGTGAATATTAAGACGACGTTTGCCATCACGCAGACTGCTGCACCAGGAGAGACGACAGCACCTATTATATGGGCTGACGTTACAAGCGGACGTGCTGAGGCTATCTTCACGCATTCAGCGACGTCAGTGGCGACAGCAGTATAAAGGAGAGCTTATGGATAGCGAAACGACGGAAGAAATCACTGAATACTTGTCAGATTCTGACACGATTTTAGTTTGAACCGTTAGGCAAAGCGGGGGAAACCTCGCTTTTATTTTAGAAAGGATATAAAAAATGGCAGAAAAAACAAGAGATGAGATTAAAGCGACGATGGTAGCTGGTGAGGTTATCAAGGCTGAGGATATTAGCGATTTTGCGGATAGTGTGCTTTTTAACGAAGAAATTGGTGGATTTATGGCAGAAATTGAAATTCCGCTTTTTAAAAATGATGTCACGTTCTTTTTCAGAATGGCTAATAGTCCCAATGATTTAAATATAGATGTTGTTATTATATTCACGTATTTTAGTAGACAAAAAGTAGAGTTCAAAACTGTTGATGATTTCTGGAATAAAATTCCTGCCGGATTTATAAATGCTACTGGATGTTATGCCCTAAATGATAATACTGGAAACAAAGCAATTGTATCCATGCTTAAAGTTGGTGACGGAATAATTTTGGGGATTAAAGAAAATGGCACCGCTCAAACGAAAACAGCAATCACAAATGTATCATTTGAAAACCAAATCACAGATTTGTCGACTAGAATTTATGCGCCAGTAGGTGCATATGGCGTTCCAGCACCGTAGGAGGTAACATGAGCAACGAAGCAATCACACCTATCAACTATGACGCAATCAAAGACGATTTGATGCTGATTGTGGGCATTGACGATGGAGAAGATGATAGTCAGCTTAGGCAGGCTTACCGTCTAGCGAGTGGCTATCTATATGCGCTTGTGGCTGGCGAGGAGGTCGACACGGTCAAGTTTGAGGCACTTGCTGCAACAGCGCTGAGTGAATCAGCCGTTTATCGTTTTAATCGCCTGTCTGAGGAGGGCATGAGTCAGCGCACGCAGGACGGAGAGTCGATAACGTGGGAGTCTGACCCGATGGAGAAATGGGCAGAAGCCATCAAAGCGACCATCAGAAACAAAATCATCAACTGGAAGCTTATCATGGTATCGACCATCGACCAAAATGAGCGCTATGACCTAGGTTATCGTGTGCCGTTACTTGCTAATGGGACATGGTACTACACGAACACAGGGAGGCTGAGATGACCTATAATCAAACACTTTGGTTTGAGTCTGACAAGGCTGCTTATGACGAGGAGACGGGCAACTATGGCGCTAAGCGCTATGACATACGCTATCCTCGGGCTGATGTGCGCTGGCGTGCGACAGGGGAGCTTTCGTCAGATACCAAGTTTGAGTATCGAGAGTTTATCAGTGTCAAGAGTCAGCGTCCAATCCCTATGAAGATGTGCAAGTGGAAAGGGGCGTTGTTTAAGCCGATTGCTGGGTCATATAAAAAGGTCGAACAGGGACGAGGTCGCAAATGGCACTCAGTGCGGTTTATGGAGGTAAAAAATGGCTTATAAACACACAGAGCACACGCCATTGTTCATGTACAATGCCATCAGAAAAGCGGTCGAGGAAACAGGCTTGACGCTTGCTGAGGCACCAGAAACTCACGATGGTAGCTTACCATACGCATGGATTGACCAGATAAACGGTGAGCGTAGTCAGATTGCACGGCGCAGTCATCGAGCGGGCGACATCTACAACTATACGGCAGTCGTGCATGTCTTCTATCCGTGGGAGCGTCAGGGCGATATGCTCAGTGCTATCTACGAGATAGATGGCCGTGTGCAAGAGGCGTTCTTGCATGATATGACGCAGAGAATTTTCAGAGAGTCTGACGGTGTTTTACACGGGCTCATCAATATCAACTAAAAATAAAATCAATACGAGGAGAAATAAAATGTCATTTTCAAAAGAAATCAAAGGCAAAACGGTCATGTTTACTAAAGGCGCACGCTTTTTCGAGAAGTTGGGCAAGCTATCAAAAGCTTCAGCAAAAGACTCAGAAGGTGCGTCAGTAGAGATTGAGGCACCAGCGATGGCGATTGAGTCGCTGAAAAATCTATCAGGAGAGGTTGACCGTGATGAAATCGTCTTTCTCATGAGTAAAGTGGCCTATGCTATGCAAGTGCAACTGTCACGAGATGAGTTTATTGACTATCTTGAAGATCTTGATAACTCTGACTTGATTGAGCTGACGCAAAAAGTCAAATCAGAGCTTGAGACTGAAAAAAAGCTGACACTCATCTGATAAGTTCAGTCGCAGGCGTCTACATTGATAGTGTGGCGCCTGTTTTTCTAGGCGATCAGATATTAGATGACACGATAGAGGTGGCTGAGTATCTGTCTTATATGACAGGATACAGCTTTGATGAGATTTGTGGCATGGACGAAATCATGTCACAGCGTATCAATACGAGGTTACTTGTCAAACGCTTTGAACAGCAAATGATGATAGCGCAGCAGTCGCTACTGACTGCGATTGCGGATAAGAAAAAGTCAGGCAAGTCGACAAAACCATTTCACATCGACGAACTGCTGGCGTTTCAAGGCATGAATCAGGCTGAAATCGTATCAAATCGCAAGCTATTTGAAGAAATGACGCATGACGATGAAGACATTGAGCGAAAGAAAGCTAAAAAAGCCAAGAAAAAAGAAACTGTCAGCAGTATCAGACAGCGTCTTAGGGATAAATACGGGATTAACATATGAGTTTATCGAGTTTACTAGATAAGGAAGTTGAGTCGCTGATGACAAAGCTTGATGCGTCGCTTGCCGTTCAAGTGGCAAATGCTGAAACGCTATCGCCTGTTGACACGGGAGAGCTAAAAGCAAGCTGGGTGTTAAAGCGTGATAGTACGAAGTCGTGGACTGTGAAAAACACGTCAGACCATGCACTATTTCAAGAATTTGGCACCTATAAACAAGCTGGACGTGAGATGTTCGGTCTTCGCAGTGGTCGCTGGAAGAGTGACGTCATCAAGCGAATAAAATAAAGGAGGGAGGATAATATGGCACAAGACGGATCGTTAACGATAAAAATAAACGCTGATGATAAGGGGCTGACATCAGTCAAAAAGAACCTTGACGAGCTTGAGGGCAAGGCAAAAAGCGGTATCGTGGTCAAAGTGACAGACGCTGGCTCAAGTGCACTCAGTTCGATTGACGGTAAAATCACGAGTATCGCCAAAAAAGCGGCAAGTGTAGCGTTTACTGGTCTCAAAGTCGGCGCATTAGGCGTTGCAGCAGGTCTCACAGCGAGTGTCAAGGCGGCAGGGGACTTAGAACAATCAGTAGGTGGTGTCGATAAGATTTTCGGCAGTATCGCAAGTAAGGACGTCATGGCAGACGCTAAAAAGGCATTTAAGACAGCAGGGCTATCCATGAATGAGTATCTGGAAGGTGCGACAAGTTATGCACCTAAACTGCTCAAGGACCTGGGTGGCAATGCGTCTGCGGCAGGTAAAGAAGTCAACAAAGCCATGGTGCAAATGTCAGATAACAGCAATACATTTGGAACGTCGCTCAGCATGCTACAACAGTCTTATCAAGGCTTTTCAAAAGGCAACTTCACCATGCTGGATAACTTGAAACTAGGCTATGGCGGTACTGAGAAAGAAGCGATGAAACTCGTCAAAGATGCTGGCGTTGTCAAGAAAAACTTCAAGAGCATGGACGACATCTCATTTGCTGAAATGATTGACTCTATCAGCGTGATTCAGGACAGACTGCATGTAACGGGCACGACCGCCAAAGAGGCAGCAACCACGCTAACTGGTAGCTTTACCATGGCAAAGAAATCATTTGAGAATTTCCTAGCGACAGGCGAGGGGTCAGATCAGGTTGTTGATTCATTCCTTAATTTCGGCAATATGGCGGCCAAAATGGCTGGCAAACTTGCGCCGAAACTGTGGGCGGGTATCAAGTCGGCGTTTGACAAGGTCAAGCCAAAAATACCAGGACTACTTGCGGATATATTAGGTGGTGCGACAAGTACCATCGGCAGTATGTTTGGTTTCAAGATTGACCCGAAAATGTTTGACGGCTTGCGAAATATCAGCTTTGATAAAATCGCAAGCACGGCCAAAACGGCAGCTAAGGCGATTTTAGGCGTGGTTATCGCTGTGAAAGGTCTGAAGCTCGCAACATCTATCATGTCTAAGTTTGGCGTCTCTGGCGTAAAAGGCGGAGGCGGTAGCGGTAGCGGTGGTAGTAACCCATTTACTGCAAAGGGTGCCTTTGTGGCTGATTTGAAAAAATCGGCTGCTAGTTTTATCAAGCAGGCTGGCAATCTTGCGATTATCTACGGGGCTGTCAAAGTCTTTGAGGAAATCGTATCGGCTGTCAAACAGCTTGAAAACGTGCCAAGTGTTGGCACTGTCGGAAATAAGCTATTAAGCGTTGGCGTGGCCGTGAGTGCCGTTGGTGGTGCCATGGTCGTAGTCGGGCTTGCGCTGGATAAGATTCAACGGGCAAAACAAGTGCTGATTACGGGGGGCATGGCCTTGCTCGGTATCTCACTTGTCATGAAGAGTCTGGCAAAAGCCATGAAGGCGATTGACGACAATGTGCCTGAGGACTTTGGCGGAGTAGCTAAGAAAATGCTCAGCATGGGGATTGCCGTTGCTGGTGTTGCGGCTGGTGCCGCTCTCATCGGTGCTGCTATTGTTGCGGCAGGGCCGATTGGTGCTTTAGTCGCTGGTGCTGGTATTGGCACGCTGCTCGCCGTTGCTCTAACGATGAGCTCACTTGCTAAAAGTATCGGTCTTATCAATACAAATGTGCCAAATGACTTTGGTGACATCAAAGGTAAGATAGCAGCGCTTGCGGGGGCAGTAACCGCAATCACAAACAGTGGTTTAGGCAACGCCCTTGACATGGTGAAAAGCGTGCTCGGTGCGGCACAAGCGGCTGCTGCAAATGTTGCGATTGACGCACTGATTCAGATTTCTGGCAAGATTAAGACGCTGGATAGTGTTGGAGATGTGCCTGATGTGACAGCCAAGCTGAAAATACTAGATAAAGACATCGCACAGATACAGAATGCGTCATCTACTTTTGGTAGTGTGAAACCTGGCAATGCTGCAAATGCGGTGCTGGCTGTTAATTCATTTAACAAACTGATTCCTGCGCTTGTGAAATTTAACGGCTTAGAAATCCCTGATGTGACAGGCAAGATTAAACAGATTGGTGCCATCATGGAGCAAATCCAAAATGCGTCATCTACATGGGGCAGCATGAAGCCTGGTAACATCACCAAGGCAACAACGGCAGTCAATAATATGTTACCGCTGATTGTGAGTTTGAAAGCATTGGACAGTACGGCTGTACCTACTGGTGTGCTTGACAAAATCATGGAAATTGACAGCATTATCGCACAGATTCAAAATGCAACGACGACATGGGGCAGTATCAAGCCTGGTAACATCATAATGGCAGGGACTGCGGCGGATAATATCGCAGCACTCGTGCCTAAACTAAACAATATGAGCATTCAGCTTAGCGGTCTATTACCAGTTAATTTGGCAACATTGAATGCTGCGATAGCTCAGCTTAATGGTCTGAGTGGCACGTCTGGCTTTGGTGGTCTTGTAGCGTCCGCTACGCAAGCACAGTCTGCTATCACGACTGTTGGGACGGCGGCAGTTGGCGCAAGTAACTCAGTGACGTTACTTGATACGACGGTGACGACATTGGCGAGTGATATGACAGCTTTGCAGGCGACAGTTACGGCTGCGACAACAGCTATCACGGCAGCATTTATCAGCATGACGCAGGCAATCGTGAAAGCCGTTATCGACGCCATGAATCAGGTCAAATCACAATTCAATAGTGGATTGTCAGCGGCACTTGCGACAGTCAATGGTTATTCAGCATTATTTTATAGTGCTGGCTATAATCTAGGCAGTTCTATGGCTGATGGTATCTCAAGCGCTAGTGGTTTAATCTCAAGCGCTGTGGCAAATCTCGTCAGTCAGGCAACTGCTGGTGTGGCAAAGGCTAAAAGTATCGCCTCAGGCGGTGGTTTGAGCTATGGCACGGTCGCAATGGAAAACGGTCTGATAGTTGCTGCGCCTGATAACTTCCTAGCGTCTGGCGCTATCAGTGGTCTGGGGGCATTTAATGCAAACAGTGCAGGCAGTCGTGTGACGACGTCTAGTGAGTCAAATGTGACGGTGACAGGCGAGATGATGGGGACGAATACGCCGATTGTCCTGAAACTTGACGGACAAACGGTGGCACAGACAATCTTCAACCCACTTGTCAAACTCATGCAAAAAGCAAAAGTAAGGAGGTAAGCATGGCAATAGAAGCAACGCAGGCGCAGGGGAAAATCTCTCAGCGCTATCATAAACTTTACTCGGGCGTATCATTTTTTGAAAATGACATGATTTTTCTGAAACGTAAGGCTGATTTACACCCTGAAAAATTCGACTTGTCACGTCGTGCGACTGGTATCTATGAGAATGACTGGCTAGGTCATGACGGCAATTTTGCGGACTTTCAGAGTTTCGAGCATTCGTTTAACAAATGGTTTGCGAGTCTTGCGACAAACTGGACGGCACACAATGCCTATCGTAGCTATAACGTGCTTGATGACTTCAGGCGCCTGCTGACATTTGCGGGCGTTGAGGAGCGTCTAAGTCGGCACAATAGTGTGGATAACACTGACGGCGCCTATATGGCACTTAGCCGTGCGGGTGATGATGCCCGTGAAATCACGTACAAGTACAAGTTTGACATGCAGACAGTCACGCAGTACATGGCCTATATCACGCAAAACACGCAGCTACAAACAGAGTCAGTCATAGATGACGCTGACTGGTCTGATGACAATATCAATCAGCTCAATGCGGCGAAATTCTTGCGCTGGCAACTCAATCGTTACTTTGAGATGATGAAAAAAGATGTCTGGAATCAGTACTCAGGCACGTCAAAAGACTATACGACGTCAGAGTTCAACGATACTGTCCACACGACAAACAACTATGGCATCATGTTTTTCATGGAGCATGGCAAGCGTGTGACGGGTGCTTTGCCTGACATCACAGGGAGCGCAGAGGACGTGTTCACTGATAGCAATGACATGAGTCCGATTGATAGCGTCTATACGATAGATGGCAGTACACCAGAGTATGAAGCAGCACTCGCTCAGTATCAGGCGGATTTGGCAAAATACACAGCAGACTATGCCCAATATCAAGCAGACTATGCGGCGTATCAAGCTATTCTTTCGACATTAAAACAGGTCGCAAAAGGTAGTGGTCGGCATGATGTTGACCTTGACGCTGGGCAAAAAGTGACTTATACGGGTATGACGAACTTGGGGCAAATTTCTGTCCCAGGTAACAGTATTGAGAAAAATACAGCACTTAGTTTAGAGGAAATTCGTGCGATATATCCTGACGATGATATACAGAGTGATTATATATCCTACTACATGACGAAAGTAGGACAGTATGTCTGGTTGCGTGGTGTCGGGAAGTATGCGGGTGGTACGTTCGACGTCAAAGCGACGCTGAAAAAGATGGATAATGTAGACTATATCAAAATTTACGGTTATGACACATTTACAACGATTATTCACGGAAAACCATCGCCAGTATCGGCAGAGTGGGAGTTTGCCTTTGTTGATAGCAAGACGAAAGAGGCGATTAGTATCGAGCTGACAGGTAAGATTGAAGATATTGATGATGAGCAAGAGGTCAATATCGCAGGCGTCGTGTCTAGTGGTAGTTACGGATTTAATAGTGGCGCAACAGGCACGATATTGAGCGTGACTGCTGATGGTGCTATCAAGTCACAAAATATCGATGTCGAATATACAAACAACAGTAATATGGTCTTCCAATCACCTATGACGAGCACGCTATCAGTCAAACTATATGGTGGTACAAATATTACAGTCGCAGTGTTCTCACTATTTGGCATCTCATCAGAAGTCGTCGATGAGCCTATCAAACCAGATAAACCGACTGAGCCAGAAAAGCCAGCGTCAACGACGGTCAGAGACATCAACACGGATTTGTGGTATGCACCGTTTGACTTGTCAGAAATCTCGTTTACGTCATACGGCGAAAATGACTTTGTGGAGTTGACGGTCGTTGTGCCTGAGGGATTAGCCTATCAGAGCAAGGCTGAGGTCATTCAGCTTAACACGTTGGGACAAAAAGACGGGACAACACTAGCGTTATCACCAAGCGTTGACAGTTTTAAAACCTATCAGATTGATGGTATCTATCAGTCTGGTGTGCCTGATGGTCATATCGCTTTTATCAATCTCGTCAACGATAGCAAGTTTAGAAACAACTGGACAAATCACAAGCTGTCAATCATTGGTACAGATACATGGCTGAATCTTGACGACTTGGCTTATGGTCGTCCGCAGAGTAATGTGGACAAAATCGGGCTTGCTGATGTGCCGTTTTTAGTCGGGACTGATCTGAATTACCAGCATTTGCGTCCGTATAATGCTGAAGCAGATAGGCAATATCTGACGCCTAGTCCCTATCATAAGCAACTCACAAGTCCGAAAGTCGGCAGTCTCAATCGTGTCAAATATCGTGGCCGTGGCTTTAAGCTAAAAAACGATGTCAACACAGTCACGCTAGGCACGACTATCATGAAACAGCCACCACCGCTGAATATATCGACGCAGTGGTTTGACATTCATGGTGGATTTGATAACACTGGGCCGTATAGAAATGTCATCTTGGGAGGCAGTCCAAATGCGACCATGTACGGCAATATCCCACTAGGTACAGCACACGCTAACGGCGTTGGCCAAGGTATCGGATTTGAAGTCATCAATAATGCACTGACGATCAGAATGAACTTGGTCGGCTATTCGGTGGACGATGCAGGAAATTACAACAAAGATTCAAACTATGTGCATTATGGCGGCACATATGACTATAAGATACGTCTTGAGTGGTTGAAAGGGTCGACTTATACCTCGTTTTATGATCAAGTCGTCTTTTCACACGATGGATCGCAAGACTGGGATTTGGCTTATAAAGGCAACTGGCTGAGAACAGCTCAAAATTCGCAGTGGTCGAAGTCAGGTATCACGATTCCTGATGGTGTGACAAAAGTGCGTGCGACGATTTATGGTACTAATGCGACAATGGTGCAGTCAACAGAGTATAGCGTGACGCCATACAAGCCAGCTGAGCCTGTCAAAGTGCCACTATCTATCGACATGAGCGACTATGATATTACGCTTGGCGTGATTGCAAGGGAGATTAGACACTTATGATATTTACCAATCGTTTCGACGTCTTGTCTGTCCAATATGCGATAGATGAGACGGCGCTTGATACGTTTGAGTATGCGATAGACGGGTGGAATAGTCAGGTTCATCTATCTAGTCGTGAGAAGATACCAGAATATCGCTATATGGTCGCAAATAACATGCTGTTTGCTATCACAGACTATCAGCAGACTGAAACTGGTACTGAGATAACAGCCGTTGACTTTATCCAAAAACGTGCTGAAAATCTGACCATCGGCAAAGGCACCTATACGCTGATACAACTCATTAGCAAAGTACAAGATGATGTGCTAAGCAACCTTCACGGTCAGGCTAATCCGACGGTAGAAGTGACTGACGATGTGGACATCAGAACGGCGATTGATGACTGCGTGGCTGGATTTGCAGGCTATGTCAAAGTAGATAGTCGTATCAATCTGACGAACGCTGGCAACGGTCAGAACTTGTTTGTCGCAAGCGTTGAGGTGATAGGAGTTGACTGGGATAGCTACCAGCTCGCTGATAAGGTCTATGCCATGGAAGAATACGGCAGAAAGATTGATACAAATCCGCAGTATGATACGTCACGAGTCATCTTACAGCCGATTACAGGGATTGAGTCCAAAAATGCACTCTATTCATGGAAATCAAAGCTTTCTGCTGCTGACTATGAGGCGCTGAGATTTTACATCGACGGCGGAGATGATACGGATAAAGAGCCGATTTCTGACGATGCAGCGAGTAATATTTTGATAAAGGCGATTGGCTTTTCACGGGGTGTCTTTAGCAAAGCAATCGGCAGCACGCAGATTATCAATAAATCAGGCGTCAATGATGGTATCGCTTATACACTATCAGACGTGGACTTTGCAAGCTATAACATCACGAGAACTCGGGTGCTGAAAAACATTCTCAGCCAGTACAACGGATTTACACTGGACAATATGGCGGTCAAGCCAGAGATGCGCAACCAGTTTCTCATGGGTGTCAACGGGCTTGATCTGTATGTGCCATATTCGTACACGATTGACTGTAAGGAATGGCTGATTTCGTCGGCTGACTTTATCTTGGTCAATACGTTAAGGGAGTTTAGTGATGACTGATGCTGACGAAGCAATAAAAAAAGCCAAGGCTTATTGGCAAAAATACGGCTATGAGACTGACGACATCATGATTATCTTGCGAGATAGCGGCAGATATAGCCCAGAGCTTATCGGCTATCAGAAATCACGGCAGGTAGTCGTTTATCTGGATAAGGCAGCAAGCTATCAAGTTGATTTGGCAGTCGCCATTGCCCACGAAATCGGACATGTTTACGGCATTAGGCACTATGACACAGACCACGCTATCATGCGTGGCACAGCAAAAGAACTGAAAGGACTAAGACTATTATGAATAATTTAACAAAATACGAAGGTGCAAAGCGCACAACGAACGGCAAAACGGTCAGAATCGACCATGAGACTATCAAACCGCAGTGGTTTGAAGAATCTGAAAAAGAAATCATCATCTTTGAAAAAGTGCTTGAGCATGACAACTACAAAGCATACTTTGCGCTTGACTGGTTGGATAAGCATGTCACGATTAAATCAGTTGCTCAGGAGGACGAGAAAGCGCCTGCGGCTGACGTTAGCGTTGACGATACACAATTAGCCACGTTTGCGTCCGAAACGCCTGAGAGCGATTCTGACGAGTCTGACGTTGTAGAAAAACAAGACTTGTCAAAGCTTTCATATCAGGAACTGCGCAAACTCGCCAAATCAAAAGGTCTGACGTTTGAAAAAGCGCCGAAAACTGATGAACTTTTGAAAGCTTTGGAGGGTGCTTGATGTTTTTGTTTAATCAAATTATCTTGTTTTTCGACAAGCACGGCATGGAGATGTCGATGATACTGCTCATGTTGACGGTGGTGGATACCTTGCTGGCACTGATTGCCAGAAATAAAAACGGCAATCACTTTCTATCGCACAAACTGGCGTCGGGTTTCTTTGTCAACTTTGTCTTTTCGATGGTGCCTGCGGTCGTCTATGCGTTTGATGTCGGACTTGAAATGCTGCATGGCAATACGACGTCAGGGACAGATTTGATGGTCATTGCACAATTATTGCCATTTATCGTCTATTTCATCGTATCGGCTTCAAGCATCGTGGCATGGATTCGCATTCTTGTGCCTGAAACAACTAATATCATCTGGAAAATCATCAGCTATATCCTGCCAAATCTAGGCGGTGAAGTAGCAAAAAAACTAAATGAAATGTCAAAGGAGAAAACAAATGACTAAAAATATCGATGGCGACATCTACAGTGATCTGATCACATCAGCTAATCCAAATGTAATGAACAGCTCGCCTGAGCGTGCAAAGATTGACCGCATCGTGATTCATCATAATGCGACGACGAACAAAGATGTTGCGATGAATACATGGCTAAAAGGTGGTGCTGCGAATACGTCGGCACACTATGAAATCGCTGACGGCGAGATTATCGGCTGCGTCGGTGAAAACTTCACAGCATGGCATGCTGGTAACTGGGACATGAACCTGCGCTCAATCGGACTTGAGCACAAAAACTCAACCATGGCGCCAAGCTGGCAAGTCTCTGAGGCGACGATGAACGCATCAGCTAAGCTCATCGCTGATATCTGCAAGCGCTATGCAATTCCAATCGACCGAACGCACATCATCAAGCACTCTGAGGTCTATGCGACAGCCTGCCCAGGCGGCCTAAACATTGACGAACTTGTCAAACGCGCCAAAGCGATTGCAAGTCCTGCCCCAGCGACGCCTGCAAAAACAGCAGCACCCGCTGAAACTGTGCTCAAAAACTCAAATCTAGGACACTGGACGACAGTTAAAATCGCTAAAACGGCAAATACTGTACAAGCTTTGGGGCAAATCCCACAAGCAACGGCTGACGCACAGTCTAAGCAGTTGATTGCTGGTCGTGGTCACCTCTATCGCACAGTCGGAAAAGGTATCCCTGTTAATATTTCAAACTCAAAAATGGCCTACTGGGTCACGATTGACAACTCTGATTCATTGTCGAAAACGACTAACATGACCTTGTTTGTGCTTGAGCAAGATTTAGTGAAGGCGTGATTGAATGTGCTAAGCATCCACACAAAAAGGCTGAGATGAAAGGCTAAAAATCATTGTGAACCAGTCGCTTGTTTGAGCGGCTGGTTTTTTTGTGATGTAAAAAATAATTTAAAAAAATAAAGTTTACGCTTGACACGTTATACTACATGTAGTATAATAAATATATAAAGTAAAGAAAGAGGAAAACAAAATGAACAAACTAATCCAAAAATACGAAACAGCTCTAAGAGATAACGAAACTCCGAAAGTCGACAAAAGAACAACGTTTGGACGCTATCTTAAACAATTTGACAAATATGTGCAGTATTCAGATGGATATTTGCTCGGTGTCGTAAAAAGTGGCTGGGAATATGAACATTTCAATGAAATAAAATACACACTCCACAATTTAAAAACTGGTCAAAACTGGCGGATACTTGCGACACTTGACGGTGAATTTAAGCATTACGGCGACGATGGTGGTGCAGTAATTGATAACATCACAAATACTATGAGAGGACTGAAAAAATATCAACTTTTAAATAAAAATAAAGAAACTCTAACTGGAAATGACATTCAAGAAATGATCACAGGATTTAATTCTGGAGATATGATTTAAATAGAAAAGAGGAAAATATGAGTTTTGGAATCACAATTAAAATAAACAGCAATCAAATTGCTAAAGAATACGGAAAAGTAACGCTTATAAAGCTGCCACATTCTAGTGGACATAGTGGCAAGGCGGTTATGATTGCCACAAGATATATAAATTGGGATAGCATTTGGTTGCACCCTGACTGGAGTTATCAGATTAAATCTGGCAAACAGTATCATAACGATTATGCTGAGTGGAGCGCTGACGAAGTAATGCAGGCGTTTGGATCTAATATCGAAGACACTGAAACTTACTTGAAAGTCGATAAGCCTGATAGATTGGAGTTTTCGCATGAAATTGACGGATTTGCAGAAGAAAGCGATTGAAAAGTTTGAAAACAAAAATTTCGGCGCCTTGTTTATGGACGTTGGGACGGGGAAAACGCTGACAGCGATAGAGCTTATCAAGTCGAAGAAAAATAGAGACTTTTGCCTATTTATCACAAAAGCAAGTTTGATAAAGCAGACTAGAAAGGAGTTTGAAAAACATGGACTAGACGACGTCAAGTTTGTAAGTTATGAAGCAATCGCAATGTCTGACAGGATCTATATAGAGCTGCTAGATGAGCTTTCAATGTACGAGAATATCTTTGTCATAGCAGACGAGAGCACAGCGCTTAAAAACGAGAGCAAGACAGCGCAGCGCTGCCTTGAGATTAGAAAGCGTTGCAAGTATGCACTGATCATGACAGCGACGCCAATCACAAAGGACGAGCTAGACTTATACAATCAGCTTGAATTTCTAAGCCAAAATATCTTGAGAATGTCAAAAGGTGATTTTATCAAGAATTTTTACGAAAAAATAACGTACAAAAAGAAGGGAGAAAGTGAGAAAAGTTTTTTGAAATTTTCTGACGTGAATAAAAGCTATCTGCAAAATATCCTAGACCTCATCGCAATCTACGGCGAAATCAACATTGACTTCGAGATAACCGAAACAAGTATCACAGTCGAGCCAGACGATGAGACAGCAGACGGCTATTTGAAAAATCGTGATGAATTTATCGAGACAATCACAAAGATTGGATTTGAAAACGGGGAGCTGCTGAATTTCTTGCAATTTGCAAATAAAACTTTTTCGATTGATAAAAACAAAAACATGGCAGTTGCTGACTATGCTAGAAACAAGAAGCTGATCGTATTCACGAATTATCTGGAGGAGCACAGACAGATTGTTGAAAATCTGGATAGATGTTTTGCGATTACAGGCGCAACAAAGTTAGCAGATAGAGAGCGCATCATTCAGTACTGGAAAGAAAGCGAGTGCGCACCACTCATCATCATGCTTGGCGTCGGAGGTCATGGACTGAATCTGCAGTACACTGACGAGATTGTCTTTTCATCAATCAGCTTTGACTGGGAGAAGATGGAGCAGGCGAAGGGACGCATATCAAGGCTTGGGCAGACTGCGCGTGAGCTGAAACACACCTATATCTTGTGCAGCTCGCCGATTTCTGAAATGATTCAGGAAAACTTGGCAAAAAAACAAGGATTGATAAACTCGCTGGAAAACGAGGTCAAGGACTACTTTGAAAAGGAGATAAAGAATGAACGTTTATGAAGCAGCAGTTGAGCGGATAGAGTATATATTTGATGAATTTGATGATATATACATCAGCTTTTCTGGCGGTAAAGATAGCGGCACGACATTTAATCTAATGGTGGACATTGCTAAGAAAAAAGGCAAGAAGTTCAGCGTGCTGTACGTCGATATGGAAGGCATGTACAAGAACACGATTGATTTCGTGACAGAAATGCTTACTGTGAATAGTGCCTACTTGAATGATGTGCACTGGGTGTGCTTGCCGTTTTATGGCGATAACGCCAACTCAAACATTGAGCCAATCTGGAAGTTTTGGGATAGCGAGAAACAGGAAAAGTGGATCAGAGAGATGCCCAGCGCTGACTATGTCGTTAATCTGGATAATTACAAATCAGTATTTGGCGAAGAGCTAAGCCTTGACATGCGTTTTGGCCAGTTTGTTGCATGGTATGGCGCTTGGCGTGTTAAGAAATACGGCAAAACGGCAAATATGATGGGCATCAGAACGCAAGAAAGTCTGAATCGCTGGCGTGCAGTTCATGCGGACAGAGTCGCTAAATATAACGATAAGAGATTTACTGTCGACAATAAAAACGGTGTCATAAACGTTTATCCGATTTACGACTGGAAAGTGGAGGACATTTGGCGATATTCTGGAAAGTTTGAAAAGAAATACAATAAAACTTATGACTTGTTTTATCGTGCAGGCGTGCCACTCAGCAAGATGCGGATTGACGAACCATTTGGCGTCGAAGAAAGAAACGGCATCAAGCTTTGGAAAGAGTTAGAGCCTGAAACTTGGGGCAAGATGGTTGAGCGTGTGAAAGGTGTCAATCTGTCGCAGCTCGGTCTAGGAACGCAGGCGGTCGGAAATATTAAGAAAATGACATTGCCTGAGGGACATTCTTGGAAGTCATATCTTGAGTTTTTGCTGGATACTTTGCCAAAATCAACACGAGATATCTATCAGAAAAAGTTTGACAGATTTGCTGAGTATTGGCAGAAAGAGGGCAGCGTTCTATCTGACGATGAAATTGAAATCTTAAAAAGTGAACAGCCAGAAGATTACATCTTCACTGATAGCAAGCAGACTAGAGGCGATAAGAAGAAAAAGAAGATTATCGCAAAGGTAATTCCAGACGACAATCCCCAAAACATCAAATCGCTGTCATACAAGCGAATGGTCTTAGCGATACTTAAAGGTGATATTTTCGGAAAAACACTGTCATTTGGCGCAACAAAAGATCAGATCAAAAGAAGAGACGAATTAGTCACAAAATATAAGGAGATATTATGA